AAAGCGGAAGATTCTGCAAAGTTAGCTGCCAAATTACAAGAAGTTTTAGTTACTCCTGTTGACCAAAAGTTAAAAGCAACTATGGCTCAAAAGTTAATGAGAAATGCTTTAGTAGGTTATTTTGGAGAAATACCTCCTAGAACTGTTCAGTCTATGACCAAACAATTGGATAAAGATTATGCCCCTTAAGAAAGGAAAATCCCGTGAAACAATCTCAAAAAACATTAGCAAACTCACAAAAGAGGGTGGTCGCCCCCGTAAACAAATTATTGCTATCGCTTTGTCAACGGCTCGTAAATCCAAAAAGCAACCTAAAAGAAAAAGCAAAAGAAGCAGTTAATTTAGGATTTAAATTATGAGCGACAAAAAACCTAATCTTTCTGTTGGCAGGGGTGAAAAGCAGTCTGTTGCCAAAGGCGGTGGACTAACCGCTAAAGGCAGAGCTAAGTACAACAAGGCTACTGGGAGCAATTTAAAAGCGCCCCAGAAGTCTGGACCACGCCATAAATCATTTTGTGCCAGGTCTAAGAGCTGGTCTGGAGAACGTGGAAAAGCAGCTAGACGTAGATGGGGTTGCAGATGAGCAAGAAAAAAGCCGATAAGGGAATTAATCCAGAGCTTGAGAAGGCTATTTCTGAACTTCTTAAGTCTACTATGATTGACCCAACTGCCTCACTCACTGACAAAACAAAGATTATTGACCGGGCACTCAAGCTAGAGGCGTTGAAAGCTAAGTTTTCTGATGATGAATGGGGCGCAGGTTTCCTCATGGATGAAGATGAAGACGATAAATAGATTTGATGATATGATTATAACCTTTCAAGATAAAGGGGTAAATTATGGATTCAATAGCATTAATACGTCTAGCATTAGAGGTCATCTCAGACAGGCTTATCACGATTTTGGCTCTAGGCATGAGTTGTGGTCTAGCTTGTTACACGATGTGGGCAGGGGATTGGACAAGGGTAGTGACATTAGGTATATTCGTAGTATTCAGTTATCTGGTAGTAACCAACAAGGAGAGAAGTAATGCCAAGCAGCAACAGACAAAATCAGTGGACGAATAAAAATTCGTACGAAAATGGAAACATGGCTAACTCTAAACACCAGAGACCCCATGAAGTCAATCAACAAATAGCAAAATCTACTAGACCTCAACTTCCTAGAGATGGAACTATGGGTGCAGAGCGTTGGACTCCTGGCACTTTGCCAAAAGGAGGATTTCGTTCTGTGTTTGATTTTTCCGGAACTCCTAGTTATGACACTAAAAAATCACCTACATCTGGTGCTGGTAAGAAGGTGTACTAATGGCTAACAATATTGCGTTTCAATCCTCTGGGATGACGTACAAGGCTAATGCCACTACGACTTCCCAAACCATGCAGATAACATCTGTCTCTCCGACTAATCAATATTTGTTGGCTAGTCACCAGCCTACGGGAACAGGCGGATACCCTGTTTATGTAAACATTAGCACGGCTGCAAACGTCACTGTTTCTGCTCCAGGTAACGGTACGCCTAGCAACTGTTTTGTTATTGTCCCAGGCATGAACAGAGTCGTTACAAGCGTTCAATGTAGTCCCACGCAACCTGTTTACGTGGCTTACATTACTGATTCTGGAGCTTCAGGTTTAGTTGAATCTTATATTACTCCTGGAGAGGGTTTATAGACCCGTTTACGTTAGCGATGATGGCGTTCTCTGCTGTAAAAAGCGGAGTTGCTGCCTATAAAGAAATTAAATCTACGGGCGGTGAAGTCGTCAAGATTGTTAATGAGTTAGGTGACGCTTTAGGTTCTTTTTTTGACCATCAAGACAAAGCAATAAAAGCAGATGTTGAGTTAAAGAAGAATCCACCTAAAGGCAAATCTCTGCAAGCTATTGCGCTTGAGAATGTACTGCGTAGAAAACAATTAGAACAAGCAGAATACGATTTGAGACAAATGTTGGTATATGAAGCTCCACCAGAGCTGGGCGCAGTATACAGTGAGTTTATAGAAGAAAGGTCAAGACTCATTTTAGAGCAATCCCGTTTAGACAAAGAAGAAAAAAAAAGGAACAACTCAGGATACACCAAAGGCGTATTCGGGCGGGGCAATTTAAAGTGGGAGTCGCAATCTGTATTGCTGTTTTTGTCGTTGCGTTTACCATTGGCGGTTTGATGTACCAGATACATCTTTGGACAGAAGAGCGAAAGAAAGAAGAACGTTGGTATATTAAGTTCCACAGGACTTTTGAAGAAAATCCTAAAGAACTAGAGTGTTTTAAAATCTTTAGAGAGACTGGTTATTTACCTAAATTTTGTGAGGATTAACATGGATTGGCTAAAAACTATCGCACCAACTATTGCCACTGCTCTTGGTGGACCATTTGGCGGTCTTGCCTATGAAGCAGTATCTAAAGTTTTAGGTGTATCACAAGATGATGCACAAAAGATGCTTTCAGATGGCAAATTAACTGCTGAACAAATAGCATCTGTGCAACAAGCTGAAATTGCTTTAAAAGCAAAAGCGCAGGAACTGGGGTTGGACTTCGAGCAACTGGCGGTAGCAGACAGAAAGTCAGCCAGAGATATGCAGCAAAGTACACACTCATTTATTCCACCCGTCCTCGCTATATTGGTCACCGTAGGGTTTTTTGGTATATTGGTAGGATTGATGATGGAAACGTTCAAAACATCAGACGCACTACTTTTAATGCTCGGTAGTTTAGGAACTGCTTGGACAGCCATCATGTCTTTTTACTTTGGTAGCTCTGCAGGTTCACAAGCCAAGGATGCAATGCTTCACAACTCAACACCATCGGAGAAAAAATGATTAACTCAAGAGACTTAAATGAATTACTTCCAGAAGTTAAAACAAAAGTCGAAAACTTCATTGCCTTATGTAAGGATGCTGGAATTGACTTACTCATTACATCAACTTACAGAGATAACGAAAGCCAAGCTAGTCTCTATGCTCAAGGTCGCACTGCACCTGGCAAAATTGTTACTAACGCTAATGCTGGAGATAGCTATCATAACTATCGTTGCGCTGTTGATGTTGTACCCCTGGTAGATGGCAAACCAGACTGGGACGGCAGCCATCCAGTATGGCAAAAGGTTGGGGAGCTAGGTGAACAAACAGGACTAGAGTGGGCGGGTAAATGGGTTCACTTTAAAGAGCTTGCACACTTCCAATACGCTGGAGGATTAACCATAGCTCAGTTAAAAGAAGGAACACAAATTGTCTAGTACACCTAAAGCAAAACGTGGTCTCTACTACAACATTAATAAGAGAAGAAAACTAGGATTACCTGCAAAACGTCCTGGTCAAGCAGGTTACCCAACAGCAAAAGCATTTCGCATGGCAAAACGCACTGCCAAAAAACGATAATTTCTCAAAACGGATTTGACCGCCCACCCACCAGAAAATTTCGATTTTCCAATTACCAGGCGTTAGAATTAAGCAATTTGTGTAATATTGTGGGGTTTTCTTGTAAGCAATAAGCTAACATTGAGAATCCTGAAAACTTTTGCAAGTTATTTACGTTGCCAAAATATATCTTTTTTGACTTCGCTAATGCGATTAAATCGGTCAAAACGTCTAAATTCATTTGATATTGGTCTTCATGGTGCATGTGATGCAGCGGTGAGCCATCATTATCTTTAAAAGTAGACAGTCTAATGATTTCATTATCTGGCAACCATTTTTTAGCTTCGTCAAACATTTTAAAGTCATCACTGCACAAGACTATTTTTTTACCTTTTACCTCTTCCTTCATTTTTGTAAACAGATACTGGTAATCCATTTTGTAATCTGTGTTTCTGATGTGCAAACCCACATAAGAACCTAAATTCTTGATTTTGTTTTTAATGTATTCTTGAACTTCTGGTTTGAAAACCAAGCCATCTAAACAAAATATAGATAAAAACTCGCCTTCCCAGCACTGTTCGTGAACAAGCACTTCTTCTGTATATTCTGCGTTGTGATTAAAAGTTAACTTTCTTTTACTAACTTCTTCTATGAAGTTACTGTGCATAGAGCTGTATTTAGAAATGTAAGAATCTAGTTCACCTGCAACAGCTGACGGATGGCAAGTTAAATTGTTAAGTTCGTTATATTTAGGCATAGCCTTGATAACAGCAGGTAGTCTGGTATCAAAGTATTTCCAAAAATTGTCGTGTAGACCTGAATCTGTGGAATCTATAAGTAAATATCTATTGTGTTTTTCTGCGTAACGCCAACATTTTTCTACTTCACAAAGAATGTCGTTTAATCCGCCTCTAGGTTTACAAAGAACGTATTTCATGGTCTTTTCCAAAAAAATTGATAATCCATAAGAATAGGTTGAATACCAACCACTCCCAACCACTGGTAAATTGCTTTACCTTTTCCATGCCATTCGCCATCTACTTGCCAATTGTCATCCACAACAATCAATCCACCAGGTCTAACACTTGGCATTATTGCCAACAATTCTTTTAAGTGATGCTCTGCAGACTTTTCAAGAACTTTTGGATTGTCTACTGGAGCGTCCATAGAATCTAAATACAACAAGTCAATCCACTGGTTAGCCTTCTCCATATGTAAATTTAATTCTTTTAAATATTCAACGCTATCTTGCGTAATCACAGTTGTTCTAGGACTTTGCGTTGCCCTTCTACAAAATGCAGTATTTTTATAATCTAAATCAACAGTTACAAAATCACCGCCATGTTCACAAATGTAATTGTCGAACAAGATACTGCTTTGACCATCACCTCCTAGGTCTCCATTAACTCTAGCGCATCCAGTTTCTACTATAAGAGGATTTTTACACTTGTCCAAATGACCAAATATATAATCAAATCCCATTTGTCTGTTGCCTAAATGCGGTCTTGCTGCTTGATATAGTGCCGTCATCCTTTTTCTCCTACAACAATAAAGGAATTATTAAGGTCTGCATTAGAGCCAACAATATTGACGTACCCTAAATTCATTAGAAAGTCGCAAATAAACTCCCTGTCCAAAACGTGCAGATGCTTTCGGTTGTTCCAGGGTCTCCAATACTTTTGAGAGTAGTGAGGCAAATACAAGAATAAAGTGCCACCAGTTCTAATTCTTGTTGTCCAGTGTTCTAATGCGACCATCCAGTTGTTTAAATGTTCTAAACAATGGCTGCTGAAAATGTAATCAACCATGCCTAGTGGCAAATTGTAGGCATCAGAGTGGTCTATCTTAGGGTCTATGGGAACAGCCCCGGGAAAGCACCACTCTAGGCGGTTGCATCCTATGTCGTACCCATATCCTTTGCAATAATGTTTGGCAAAAGGAATTGCAAATTGTGCTGCAAAACCTTCTGCTTGAAACTGGGGATATTGCGTACCCTTGTATTCAATGTAGTTCATGGTGCTGGAATAAGACCGCCTTCAAATAAATAAGTCCCAAAATGCCCTAATTGCACCCAGGGAGCTGCCCAAACTGTCAAACCTGCTTCTCTAGCTCTCCAGCAAAAGTAATAATCTTCTGACAAAAGTCT